TGTAAATAATTTAACATCATACCACACCACATCATACCACACCACATCATACCAAGTATAGTGACTAATCCGTATAGGAAGGCAGTTTATCAATATTCATAATACGATTTGTCGGTTTTATTTTCTTTTTCGGCACTTCGTAGTCTATAAACATAGGTTTCGCAAGCTGTGCTTGCGGTGTATGTTTGTGCACACTTCGCGCAATCATTTTATACAACTTAAAATCCGGATACCTCTCTTCTCCATTCATCTTATACAAAATATTCCTATTCTGGTCATCAGTTACCCACTCCACGATTAGTTTCGCAATCACATTCGTCTTGCATACTTTAGCAACATCTCCCATATTATCAATAAAATAGTCAAAAATAGAACACCCCAATCGAGACAAATCGAAACTGAAATTCGGTTCTAATCTTGGCTTCTTATCATTGAAATAGGGTTCGATGTTGTATTGCGTAGCAGCGTCACCGGTGTTGCTAAAACTATCGCTACAGATTAGACGACCCTTGTATCTATAAATTGCGCGCCCAAAATCGATAATTTTGAAAATACGATGGTATGTAGGGACGCGGTAATATTTTTTATTGAAAAGATAATATACATACGTCTTATCTGTGTGAACAAACATGACGTTGTTGGTGTGAAGGTCATTATGTGTAAATCCGAATACTTTTTGGTATGTAATAAGTGTCATAATAACTTGCATAAGTGCGGATTTCCATTCGTCATCGCTCATTTCTTCCTCGCCCATCATAAGCGAGTCAAGTGTATTGTCGCATTTTTCGAGCATAATAGCAGAAACAGGGAAATCTTTAATAACTGACCATAATGTTTCATCTTCGTCGTAATAGTCTAAGTCTTCGTCCTCATCTTCTTCATCTTGTTCGATTTTTTCTTTTTCTATTTTACCTTTTTTCTCTCCTTTCTCTCCTTTCTCTGCTACATCATATCCGTCACTATCGCTACATGATGTATAAGAAGAACGTGATGAACAAGAGTCATCGTCACTTCCGTCATCTACTACATCACTGCCATTCCTTTCACCTCTACTACCACCATGCTCTACATAACTACCTCCATCATCAATGATGTTATTATCACTATCGCTATCACTATGGTAAGCTTTTAAATGAATATTTGATTCGGTAATAGAAGTATTATTATTATTCTCACCGAGGTCATTTAGCATCATCATTGAGTCTAAATTTAAATCGGTTAAGCATACAGAGTCGCATACGCTTGTATGTGTGGTTGTAGTAAAAACTGCGTTCAACTCACTGCTTATGATGTTAAAATCGTCGTGAATAATGTATTGCAACTCACTGCTATCACTGCCACTACCACCTTCACCACCACTACCACCATTACCACTACTTACTATTTTTATTTTAGCACGTCGGTTGCGTGTATTATTTCTAGGTTTTACTTTTCCCGTTGAGTCTAAACTAATGTGGTCATCATTATCACTATTACTATCATCGCTACTATTTTCGCCATAGTCATAGTCTTCATCTTCAATCGTAAATAGGATATCTTTATTTTTAATAAAAAATGGGTTTTTATCTAAATAGTCAATATCATCGATAACATTGTAATAAAAATCGGATTTAATACCATTAAAAGAGCCATAAAAATCAAGCCCATGAATAAACTGATGATGATTTAACAGCTGACTTGATAAGTAAGAAAAAAACCCGTCAACGTATGATGAATTATTTTTGTCATTTACTTTTGGAAGACCTGACAAAGGAAGAATTTTAGATAGCTTTGGAATAGATATTACCTCGTTGCAGGCAGTGGCACTCACGTGTACATCCGTTGTTGCGTATTTACCTGACAAGTATTTTAGTGGGTCAAGTAAAGGGGAGAATTTTATATATATCGGTTTATGTTCAATAGTAAGTGCGTCATCTTTACTTTTGAATGTATCTATAACTGCTGCTTGAATATTATTTCTGTCGACTATACCTGAAAGACATGATACATAATACCGCTGGTTTAAATTAAATGAATTATAGTTTGTTTCATTCATATTAAAATAACTTTCATATATTGGTATATAATTTGTGGTATTTCTTAATTGGATTTGGGATGTTTCTAAAGAATTAAAAAAATCCTCATTGTCTATTTTTCTATAGTATAGCGAAAAATAGTCATCTGTTATAGTTGCACTTCCAGCTTCTTTTCCTTCAATATCAATCTTCATCCTCTATTATTTAATAAATTAAATACATAATTTTATTACATTTTAAACTAATAATAACTATTTGGTCATTTGTCTATTTGGCTATTTGTCTATTTGTCCATATATTGCGTTATATATTTTATATTTTTTAATTTCTATTATAATATATAGTTACCTCACATTCACAATAACAATCAAAAATACATAGAACAAAATATAATATAATATAGAAATGAGTGTTGGATTAGAACTAGCAAAGTTTGATATGAGGTCGATTAGTTTTAGACCAGATGAAAATAAAGGACCTGTTATCGTTCTTATTGGTCGCCGTGATACAGGTAAAAGTTTTTTAGTAAAAGATTTAATGTATTATCACCAAGATATTCCTATTGGTACTGTTATATCCGGCACAGAGGCAGGAAACGGATTCTTCGGCGAACACGTTCCCAAGCTTTTCATTCACGATGCATACAATACCGCAATTATTGAGAATATTTTAAAACGACAAAAAGCAGTTTTAAAACAAATGAAGAAAGAGATTGAGACATATAAGCGGAGCACGATTGACCCACGAACATTTGTCGTTTTAGATGATTGTCTCTTTGATAATAAATGGACAAAGGATGTTATGATGCGTCTCCTATTTATGAATGGACGTCACTGGAAAATTATGCTTGTAATTACTATGCAGTATCCCCTAGGTATTCCACCAAATTTAAGAACCAATATTGACTATGTTTTTATTCTACGCGAACCCTACATCGGGAATCGCAAAAGAATATATGAAAACTATGCGGGTATGTTTCCGACATTTGAAAGCTTTTGTCAAGTAATGGACCAGTGCACCGAAAACTTCGAATGCCTTGTAATAAACAACAATGCAAAATCGAATAAACTACATGACCAAATATTTTGGTATAAGGCACAAACACATGGACCATTTAAATTAGGCGCAAAAGAGTTCTGGGAAATGTCGAAAGATATTCATTCTGACGATGAAGAGGAACAATATGACCCTTCAAGTATTAAACGCAAAGGCCAAGGGCCGAAAATTCAAGTGAAGAAAAATAAGTGGTGATAAATGCACGCACACACGCACACACGCACGCACTAATCTAAAATAAAGCTACAAAAGAATGAAAAATTTTATCAGAGGTTGCAATTGATGTGCTTCTAAGATCATCCGTATCTTTTTCTTCTATTATACCAAGTGTTGTATTCGGTATATTAAATTCTGAAGAAAGAAACAAAGAAATATATATACTTTCACTACCTATTAGTATTCTAGTTTTACTATTTTCATCATCTGGTATTGTTGATTTTGTAACTGGATTTGTAATAGTAATCGTATCCTGAACTAGATAATTGGTTTTATTTGTAACACTTTTATCAATTTGAACATAGTTATCTACTTTATTTATATTTTTATAATTTTTATAACTATTATCAACTATTGCAGATGATATTTGAAGAATACTATTTGGTTTATAGTAATTACTATCTATGATAGACAAATCAACTATACAAGAAGGATTTATTTGAACAACCAACTCATGCATTTTATTTAAAAGGTATGTTTTATTTTTTATTTTCTTAAATGATGAATTTGTTAGAAAATAATAGTTATCATCAAATACGTATATATATCCATTCAAGTATTTCATTTTTTTCGAATGTTGTTTTTTATTTCCCATAATAAAACGTATCTGAGATTCAATATAAATATTGTCGGCTATAATAAGCGCATTTGTTATGTTTAACTTTATATCCACGCTATCAAACATTCTATAAAATGGTTTTGTATCTTTTATGATATCAAAAATCCACATATTTTCCGATAGTTTTGCAGGCTTATGAGTAAAAATACTATTAATCCAGTAATAGTCTTTACCACCTATAGATGTAGGAGACATAAAGACTAAGCTATCATTTCCCAATACGTCAAGTGCATATTTTACATCATTAATAATTACTTGAACTCTTGTTTTTAATATTTTCCCCGTATCATTTTCGAAATAGTAATGATATCCGTTGGGTGTTTTTTCACAAGCAGTATCTTTTGGAATCATGTCTAATATGAAATCAGCCTGTGGTAAATGGTCTTTCGTATCAAAGTCCAAAACAACATATTTGTCCGAAATCATTCCAATCGCATTTTTATTTTTAAATTCTGTTTTCTTTTTACTTCTTACTTTCAGAGGATTTGTAGGCCATTTTCTTTTTGATTCACTACTATATAAAATATTAAAATTTTGTATTTCAACTCCCATGTCTTTCAGCTTATAAAAATCATGTTTTAAACGATACATATATGTTACCTTTATTATGACATGATATAATGCATAAAGTATAACTATCGACAATGCGGTAAGAAATAATATAGAAAGTATTTTTAATGCCGTGTTGTTTTTAAATATTTTATTTTTTGATATACTAAGAATATCAAATTTTGTTATCGATTTCAACTTAGTCATTATGTTATGTTATGTTCCTAATATGGAAATATAATATATATAAAACCAATATTAAAAAAACCAATATTAAAAAAACCAATATTAAAAATTATTGAAAAATTTTTACAACATTATACACAAGTATATGTTATCTGTAATAAATAACAGATAAAATATACTACTATACACTAAAAATATTTATGTTTATGATTATACTATACTATGCTATTCTCTGAATCTACTTATCATCTTCGCTCCCACCCACCGACATCGATGACGGATCATAGTGCGTAAGTTTTGAAAGACCATGGTCTCCATTTTTGTCAACCACGACATTCTCTGCATCAAACATGTTCTTCTTAATGTCGTCAATCGTTGCATCCTCATCCAAACCATCAAAGTTTCCAACATTTGCGACACCAACAAGCTCTCCCTCAGCATTAATTGTTTGTGTAAGTTTATTACCTGACTCTTCTGCCTTCTTCATATTCTCCTCAATTGCTTTTTGTTTTGCATCCTTGACGCGTTTCTCAAAATCGTGCTTGGCCATATCCTCGTTCTTCTTCTTATCCGCCATCAACTGATTTAGCGTCTCCTCCATATACTCGACACGCCCTGTCTTATAAGCATCTGGATGAAATGGCACCCACATACCGACTTGCCCAACATAGATATCGTGATTCGAGTCAACCTCGCGCAACAATTTACAGCGGAGCTCTGCTTCTCCTTGGGTAGGAAAAACGCCACGAACTTTGATACCCCTTGTTGACGTCTGAAACTGATGCAACTCGCCAAATTTCTGGTCAAGTTGTTCCTCGTTATTGTCAATGAATGTTTTATAGTCGTCGCTAATGGATGAGGCGAGTTTAAGAGAATCACCCTCTTCCTTGGTAAAGTCATTAAAATCCGCCATGAGTTTATCAAATGAAAGAGAAGGATACTTGAATGCAATAAAGTTTAGAAATTGTGTAAACTTCTCCATTGATTTCTTAAAGTCCCATTGTTTGATAAATTCCTCATACAAAAATTCCTCTTTTTGTTTAATAATTTTTTCTGGAGATACAAATGACAAACACACAAACTTCTGTCCTGCGATCGGTTTATCTTCCTCAAGCAAGTCAACATATTTTGGATTTTCTTTTCCATCTGGTAAATATTTAGGAGTAACACCTTCGGGTAGTTTATTCATACATG